AGGAGGGTATATATAGTAGGATGCCCTTTAAGGGAAACATCGTGTACTAAGGGAGACAAGCGATATAAATAAATGCTACCGCTTTTTAAAATCGCTGTAACCCTTGATACATAAGGCTTTTCTCAACATCTTATCAAAAAATGATTTACATAAAATCAGCTAAAACTCTTGATATTACTGCGTTTATACCACTTTTTCATGGATGGTATTTAAGGGAGAAGTGCAATCTAATCTCCACATAAAAAGAGATTGCCCTCCCTACTCTATAAAAATCAAAACAAATACATTTACTTTGGGAGGAATTTAAACGTGACAAAAACCGATCTAATTGCAAAAGTCGCTGAAGTAATTATAAAACAACTTTATGGTCAAGTTTTGGAGATATTTTAGTTGAAAATCTAAACCGAAATCTTCAAAGAAAATATGGTGAAAAAACTATACAGTGTGAAATATGCTCGATTAGAATTGAAGTCACAGGAAATAGAAGGAAGTATTGTGAAAAGTGCTGGAGAGAAAAGCAAAAGGAATGGCAAAGAGAAAGTATGAAAAAAGCAAGAAGGAAAACAAAATGTGAAGTTTTAGAAAATCGCTGTAACCCTTGATACATAAGGCTTTTCTCACTATCTTATCAAAAAATGATTTACATAAAATCAGCAAAAACCCTTGATGTTACTACGTTTATGTCATTTTTTCATGGATGGTATTTAAGGGAGAAGTATACAGTACCATGAAAATATCTTTCATTGATCTCCTACGAGTGTGGACGATGAATGAAGGATAATCCTTCACTTCAATGATGGGTGATTGTTTAGTTCTGTTCAGTATGTGTTGATCCTCTCTAAAAGAAGACGGGAATCCCCTCCCGTCTTCTTCATTTTTTATCGTAAAAAATGGCTAATTTTTTCATTTAGCTAGTAAAGCATACAACCTATCAGATGATAGGGTGTGCTTAATATATAACAAAAGGAGGACATGTTATATGGAAAGTAATGAAAATCAACAACAAGAAAAAACTTACACACAAGAAGAAGTGGATGCGTTACTGCAACCTCTTCAAGCACAGATTAAAGAACTGGAACAGTATAAACCAGTTGAGAAATCAGATGCTGAAAAAGCGATTGAAGCCAAGCAAGCAGAACTTTGGCAGAAGGAAGTTTATCTGACACTAAAAGAAGCAGGACTTTCTGATTTCGCCGAATTCTTTAATGCTTCTGATGCTGAATCGCTAAAAAAGCAAATTGACAAGTTTAATAAAATCCTAATTGCACGGAAAATTGAATCCAGTTTCCGTCCAACGGATCACAAGGCGACTGACAAGTATACGGTATACGAAAAAGAAAAGAATGTTGCTGGCATGTTGACTGAGAAATTAAGCAATCTATTCAAGTAAATCTTAATTCAGGAGGAATGATAGTAATGTTTACTACTGGCAAACTAACAAATTCAGAATCTATTTCACTATCCAAAGAAATTTCCCTTGCAGGAGTGCAGGATACTCCGCTAATGTCTCTGCTTCTTGCTAAAGGACGTACAGAAAAAGCCAATGGAAAAATCCATACTTGGCGTGAGCGCACGCTTGATAGTACCGCTGATATTAGTCAAGTTGAAGGTTCTGAAACGACAGTTTTCCAAGAAAGCGGACGAGCAGAACTAAATAACGTGTGTGAAATCTTCAAGAAGGCAGCAAGTGTTAGCGGCACTGTTCAAGCGATTAGTGTACCGGGTCAACCGAATGTATTTGCCGCTGAAGTAAATGACCGTCTTATTGAGTTGAAAGTAAATATGGAAAAAGCATTAACTACTGGTACCCGTAATGATGGTTCTGCTTCTCCATATATTCGTCGCATGGATGGTCTGGATAAATTCGTTGATCCTGCAAACATAGTTTCTGGTGCCACAGCAGGTGTGATCACAGAGGATGAATTAAAACAGACTGTGCGCAAACTTTGGGAACAAGGGCTTCCAACCGGTGAATACTTTGCTCTTGTCAATGCAGATATTAAAGAGCAAATTGATGAAATGTATAAAGGTTCTTACCGTTACATTGCACAGGAAAATGTGTTTGGCCTGACTGTCGATAAACTACGGACGAACTATGGTGATGTAAACTTTATCCTTTCCCGTCATGTGCCAGAAGACAAATTGATTGTATTTGATGCTAACTATCTGGATATTGCTTTCCTGCGCCAGCCAATGTTTGAAATGCTTGCTAAGACAGGGGATGCGATTAAAGGGCATGTAATTGCCGAGGCCACACTCAAGGTTGCAAGCAAAAAAGCCGTAGCAATGTACGACATGGCTTAATACATACTGAAAAGAGGATGGGGAAACTCCTGTCCTCTTTAATTTTGGAGGTGATTGATTATGAACTTCACTCTAAAAGAGCAATACATCATGCTCAGAAAACGTAAAAAGATTCGACTCAGGCAAATTGCAGAAGCTTTAGACTGTGCTATCTCAACACTGTCTGATTACGAGCGGGGCACTGATATGAGCCCTGATAAAATTAAAAAATATCGTGATTTCATAGACAATTATGAAACGAAAGAATGAAACTGAAACAAAATGGAGGAATGAAAATGAGTCTTGCAATCTCTCTTACAGGTAGGGATTGGCACATTATCGGTATTGATCGTGCTGTGAGCACAAGTGTAGAAGGGAAAAATTACAGGGTGGCTAGTATGTCTGCCCAAAAGTACGTCATCGCTGGCAATAAACTTTACTTCGTTTGTGGCGATTTTGAGCTTGGTAATCGTGTCAAGAGATTGATACAGGAGTCCAATGATCACAGAACAGACAATATCATCAACCTGGTCAAAACAGAATGGTCTAAGAATAAAGATGAATATATTGCAATCGGTATTTATGGATTTGATAAACGGGGGACAACGAAATTAACGTTCTTCGGCTCCGGCAATAATTTTACACCATTGACCGCGCACGGAAAAGAAGTAATTGGACGAGTAGCATACGGATTCAAGCAGCAGGAAGCAATGCCGCTAGTACGTCAAGTTAATCAAGAGAATGCTGAGATTGAGATTGTTAAAATCTTTGAGGCTTTGTCATGTGAGGAAGTCGGCGGCGAAGTGGATATTATCTACTTAACGCCCAACGGAGTGATAAGCAGTCAGACTTATCAGTTGAAAGAAAATCTGGAAAAAATGCGTGTGAAGGATTACAAGCTGCACTGTTACTTTGAGAACACAGGATACGATTCTTTTCCGGTGATGGAGTGGGGGGTTGGTAGTGGTAATGGTGATGCAGAAATGACCAAGATGTACAAAAAAGATCAAGACTTTGTGATCGAGTACACCACATCCGAATCAATAGGCAAAAGAAAGAAACTTTTCAAAATAGGTGATGAAAAAATCCTCATTTCTTCTGCTATGAACAGTGGGGCATTATCCTTGATCGAAATCGCGGATGATGGAACGATTAGGCTCCAACACCATTCTGGAAGCGTGCTAGAGATTGGGCAGAACATCACTATCAAGGCAGCAGGAAATATTAAATTAGAAGGTCAGCGTATTGATTTGAATTAGCAAAATCGGAAGTCGCTCTTAAAGCGGCTTTTTTGTTGGAATGGAGGGTTACAAAGTGAATGAATACAGCAATTAAACACTTGCTTTTCCATCACGGGTCAAGTGATGGATGGGTAACTTTAGCGCAAAAAAAATCTGGAGTGTTTCAACAATATCACTTCAGGATTGAAGAATTGCAGGACAAACTAAGTGAGTGGACTGGTCATGATGTTTATTTCTCACAGAATACATTTTATCGACCACAAAGACGGATTGAAAACGTAAGGCAATTAAGGGCTTTGTACTGCGATATTGATTGTTATAAGTCAGGATTTACAATAAATCAGGTTGAAATGGCATTGGAAGAAGAATATTTTAGGCAGAGCATACCAGAGCCGAATTACATTATCTACTCAGGACGTGGTTTGGTGCTGATTTGGCTAATTGAACCAGTTCCCATTATGGGGCTTCCAAGATGGCAAGCGGTTGAGAATTATTTTGCTGAGACACTAAAGCCTCTAGGAGCCGATACCAAAGCCACAGATGCAGCAAGGATATTTCGATTAGCAGGAACAAGGAACAGTAAAAGTGGAAAATTGGTCACTGTGGAATATAAACATGATTTCGTGTATGATCTTGAGGCTCTAAAAAATGAATATTTGCCGGAAATTAAAAAAGAAAAGAGGGCCACAAAGAGCCACTCAAAGAAAATAGAGCACTTATTCAACATTTATACGCTTCATTATAGTCGGCTAATTGATCTATATAAATTGATTCAATTAAGAAATTACGACATGACCGGATACCGCGAAACGTCTTTGTTTCTGTATAGGTACTGGTCATGTTGTTATTTAACTGATAAAGAAGAAGCACTTAGACAGACACTATCTTTAAATAGTGAATTAAAAGAACCATTAACTGAAAGAGAAGTTACAAGAGCGACTAAATCGGCAGAAAAAGCGTATGAAAAATGGATGCTAAACACATCAAACGGTACATATAAGCGTGATGGTTACAATTTTACAAATGAAAAATTGATATCGTTGCTCGATATTACTCCTGAAGAGCAAAGGCACATGAAAACTATCATCGGAAAAGAAGAAAAACAACGCAGAAATACAATTGCTAAGAGGGAAAAACGAAGAAACGAAGGAGTTATTGAAAGAAGAAAGTACATTGAAGAGCAAAAAAATATAACTGAACAAAGATTGAAAGTGATAAGAAAAATTCTCTTAAATAATCCTAAAATCAAAAATAAAGAAATTGCTGAATTGCTAAGTATTACTCCTGCTAGGGTATCCCAGTTAAGAAAACAAATAGATGATAGATGACATACATAGTTAAGGTTTATACATATTTTAATGTGGTGTTAATATGGTGTAGTTATTGAGTAGGCGGGAGAAATGGCATACAGGTATCCCATAATTTAAAGGGACATACCATTTAATTTTTTGTGTGATGATGAATGGAGGTAAATAGATGAAGAAATTATTCAAGACAGATGAAGAGAATCAGGAATATCTAAAATGGTATCAACTTGAACTGGACAAGAAATGTGATGAGTTAGTTGAAAAGGTAAAACAATTAAATAAAGAGTTAATTGAGATGATGCGAGAAAAAGGATTTACTGAAAATGAAATTAATCGTGTTCTGTATAAAAACGATCTTGAACCACTTTATAAGCATGGATACATGCAGAGGCTGCATTAAGGAGGGAACAGAAATGAGCATATACGATGTGATTGCTAAGTTGCCTTTTTCAAAGCAACAATACATAAAATATCGCTTTAATCTTTGGTATGACACGGAAAAGACTATGACAGAAGAAGAGTTTCTAAAAACGGTTAACAAAAAGACAATGAACAGTTTTCATAAATGGGAAAAAACAGATGAATTTAAGCATATAGCAAGTTTGGTATTAGCAACAAAAACTGCACATGATTTGATTGATGTTTATGAGGTTGTAAGGAAAAAAGCACTTGATGGTGATGAGAAGGCTGTTAAGTTGCTTCTAACTCTTCAGAAAGAGATCGAACAACACAAACAGCAAGCGTTAAGAGCGTTTGGGGATATTGTTGAGGATGATGAAGAAGACGTTGATTTGGAACTGTAATGAAGGGGGCATTTGAGTGAATATTTAATCCCCCACTTTACTGCAATGTAATATTATATTACTTGTGGTTAGGAGGGCGAAACTGTGAATTTACTTGAAGACCTAAAAAAAACATTGATACATTATTTTGAACAATTTGGCATAACACTCCCTAGTAGGAAAGACACACATTATCTATTAATGTGCTATCTAAATTTGAAGTCAAAACTAATCATTCCTTATCCAAGAAAAATACATATATCCTCTGAGTTATCCAACAAAGAAATTGCTAGTCCATTCAAAGAAGCTCTTGATAATATAAAAGATAAAATCGAGAGGGGAGAAGATATTAATCCCTACTTGAGTAAAAGTATTTTTAATATAGAAAAACCAGATCATTTGCTTGTTGATTGGGGTATATATCATTTACATTTAAGTAACAAAAAAGACAAAGAGGATGACTACTTTTTCAATAGATCTGATGAATTATTATTTTTTATGTGTTTCAATAATGAAATATACTTTATAGAAGTTCTCCCGCACAAACAAATGAATTTGTGGGGTAACAAGGAACTTCTACGAATTGTAAATAAGAACTGGCCAGATGTACTTGAACCTTATAGAATTCCTGATGCAATTAATGTAACTCCAAATCTTAGTGAAAAAGAAATAATTGATGCAAGGAGATCTGGTTCATTTATTTTTACTGAAGTAGATGGGAGCGTATATTCTCCTATATATGGTGGGCTTACTACTGCAAAGTTTGCAATTAATCATGTTCAAATGGCTGATTCAATTATTTCATTTATCAAAGAGTTGGAAGAGGTATTAAAAAAACAGATTGAAAAAAAGGGGGAAGTAAGCTCTTCTAATTATAAATTAGTGTATGATAAAATTGCAATTTATGTAATTGAGGATAAAACAAATAAAATTATTGCAAAGTTTTGATAGTGGTCGATTTTTTCGGCTGCCTTTTTTTGTTTTACCTGAAAGGAGTTGAAACGGTGGCAAAAACAAAACATTTAACGAAACATGAAAAACTACAATTGATAATGGATGACTTCAAACTATTTGCCAAGAATTTCATTTACATCGTCGATAACAACGGAGAAAAAATAAACTTTGTGTTAAATCCACAGCAACAAGAGTTTAATGACCTTTTGGAAAAAAACCGTTACTTAATAATCTCCAAGAGCCGACAAGGTGGCTTCTCCACTTATGCTCTAGGCAGAGCATTATGGCAAGCTATACGAATTGAAAACAGCAATATCTTGATTGTCTCGTATAAACAAGATTCATCAATGGCATTGTTTGAGAAATTGAAAATGATGAATCGTGACTTGGACAAATTTCGAGAAAAATACGGAACGAAATTGTTTCCGGCCACAAAACGGGACAACCGGAATGAACTATTGTTGGAAAATGGCAGTCGTATTACCTGCGTTGTTGCAGGAAATAAAGACGTAGGACGTGGATCAACGTATTCTATGATTCACTTGTCTGAGTTTGCTTTCTATCAGAACCAAGAGAAACAATTGTTGAGTGCAGAACAAGCCCTTGCAAAAGGTTCAGGTAAATTGGTCATTGAAACTACCAGTAATGGATTCAATTTTTANCAAAAATTATTCACGAGTGCATGGAAAGGCGAATCAAAATATAAAGCGTTTTTTGTTCCGTTTTATGCAAGTTTGTATAAGGAGCAGTTTAGAGCGGAACATGATGAAGCGGAAAACTGGTTTAAGGCCAATAATAGAGGTAATCGGCTCAGGGAAAAGGATTTGGAACCAGATGAAAAGATCCTATATGAAAAAGGTGCTAATTTACGTTTCCTGATGTGGCGCAGATATAAATTGCTTGATATGACTTTGCAGGAGTTTTATCAAGAGTACCCAAGCAACCCAATAGAATCATTCATTTCATCTGGTCAAAGCGTGTTTGATCAAAGTAAAGTATTAGAACGGCTAAATTATGTATCAGAGCCACTTTCAACGAATGAAGTGTATAGCCAGTTACCAGACGTATTAAAGCCATATATCAACAGAGGATTGTACATCTACAAATTGCCTAAAAAGGGAATCAGAATGTTTGGTGGAGTAGATACTGCCAGTGGATCAGGTGGCGACTATTCGACCATTTCCATATTCGATAATGAAGGTGAACAGGTGCTGAGTTTTTATCATAACAAAGTGCCTGTTTATCTTTTTGCCGAAATTGTGGATGCAATTGGGAAATGGAGTAACTATGCTTTTCTTGCTATCGAGCGAAATAATCTAGGGTTACCGCTGATTGAACGTCTAAGAAAAGATTATGAATATATGAACCTACTAAAACAAAAGGTTTTCGATCAGAGGGGTAAAACGAAACTGCAATTAGGATGGACAACGACAAACATTACTAAATCGATCATGATTAGCGATTTCAAGGAACAATTTGAGCGTGGTCTAGTCAATATCCATTGCAAAGAAACACTTCAGCAGATGCAAATATTCCAAGAAGAAAACGGTAGGATGAACAACAAAAAAGGCGAGGGAAACCACGATGACTTAATTATTTCGGTTGCACTTGTCACCGCCGGGATATAATTGACCCAGGTTCGCCGGAATGAAAATGACCCACCCTTAGCGAATATATCCCCTTCGGATTTAACCGGCAAGTTAATTTCG